TAACAAACCTAGAGAGCGCACAAACCACTGCGGCTCAGGCCGCCAAGGGCATCACCCCTGAGCGCATTCAGGCTTTGATGAACCCGTACACCAGCAACGTGGTGGATGAAATGGGCCGGCTGTCTCAGCAAAGCTTGCAACGCAACATCTTGCCGACCATGAAGGCTGGGTTTGTTGGCACTGGCGGTCTGGGCGGACAGCGCTACGCCAACGCCCTTGGCCAGTCCATGTCGGACATTCAATCTAACCTGACTGGGCAGCAGTACGGTGCCCTGTCAAAGGGCTACAGCGAAGCTATGAAGGGCGCACTAGACGAGGCCCAGTTGCAAAACATGGCGGCCCAAACTCAGGGCAAGTTAACCCAGCAAGAGCTTGATATGGCACTGACCGGCGCTGGGGCATTGACTAAGGCCGGCGCGGAGCGTCAGGCTTACGAGCAAAGCCTGCTAGACCAGCCGCTCAAGACGGCTACGGCAGCGTCCAACCTGATGCGAGGCTATACCATGCCCGGGAATCAGACAGTGACGTTTACGGGGCCCAAGGCGGGTGCGTATCAGACATCGGGGTTGGCAGACATTCTTGGAACTATGGGTGCAGTAGGAAGCGTTGCCGGCGGCACAGGTTTGAAAACCATTACTGATTTGGGCGGGAACCTTTTGAAATACTTTCAAGGCGTTGGTAGCGGAAACAAAAATTTGTTAGGAAATTACAATGTTGACCCCGCAGAATTTGCTGGTCCAAATGCAGAAGGAGTAAGCATCTATTACGATGCTCCGACCGGAAAATATTACAACACTTCCGGCGTTGAAGTAGGCGTCACTGGTAGCGAGGGGGAATAATATGGCCACCTCAACAGCAAAAACCACCGGTTATAGCTCTGGAGAAGATCCGGCTACGATTGAGGCGAACCTCATCTATCAAGACGCACTGGCCAAGCTGTCTCAGTCCCTTGACACGCGCAAAAACAGATTCTTTGACCCGGTGTGGCTTGCCGCCGCGCAAGGGTTTTTAGCCCCGACGCAAACCGGCGGCTTCGGAGAGTCGCTTGGCAATGCTGCAAAAAACATCAGCGCTGCTCAGGAGCAGGATCTCAAGCAGGAGCAGGAGATTGCCCAGCAGCGGGTAGCCGCAGCCGGCAAGGGCGTTGAGCTGCAACGCATGAGGGCTAACGATGCAAACATTGCCAACTATCTTACAGGCAAGCAGGCAGGCTCCTTGGCAGGTCCCCTGTCCGCCCCCTTGGCCGGTCCTAGAGCAGCGACTGCTTCTCCTGTTTCTTCTGCTGGTGGACTGCCGATCACCTCAGTTCCTACAGCCCCCGAGCCTGCCGTTCCTGACGTGGCAAGCGCTGCACCGGTTAGGCCACCAAGTGTTGTACAACCCAGCCCTTTGGCTGCTGTTACAACAGCTCAAGTTGCTTTGCCAAGCAATGCTGAAGATGACGGGGGTGTTCAAATATTCCCCGAGAATAAAAACTTCATGACCGCGAGGGAGTACGTCAGCCTAAATCGGAACAGCGGCAGGCCTTTGGGTGATCTTATTAAAGAAGGTATGGAACTTGAGCGGAGAAATCTTGAAGTAAAAGAGTCTGGAACTACAAACCTTAGAACCGGAAGATTTTACGCAAGCAACGCCGAACCTGTTGATGTCCAAATTTTTGGCGAAGGTTATGGCGGGGCAACGTTTAAGGTTCCTAAATCTGTTGCATTGCAACTTGCTGTGCTTCAACGTCAAGGCAATGAGGCCGGGTATAAAGCCTTGGCGGACAAGTTTACAGGCAAGACGTTTGGCCGGCCAGCAGGTGCTGCGCCTGTAACTGGTGGTTCTGTAGAGGAGCGTGTGATAGCCACTACGCGAGCGGTAGAGCTTGCCAAGGCAAACACGGCCCTAGAAATTGAAAGTCGTAAAGATTTCAATCAGCGCAAGAAAGACGCCGACGAGACTATTACGATGGCAAATGTCTTCCGCCGTTTTGCCAGCGAGCCAAATGCCAAGGACATGTTCGGCATCCTGAACAACGACAAGGTCATGTCAGGCGTTGCTACTTTAGTGCGTGATGGCATTGGCTTGCCCGGTTTTACTGTTGGCACCAAGTCCATTGAGGACGTCATGCGCAATGCCGGCTTGAGTGACGCAGATCAAGCCAAGTACCGCACGTTCTTGATGTACGCAGCCCAGATGCAGTTGCAGCAAACCAAGTACATGAAGGGCGCTGTGTCTGACTTTGAGCAACGCTTGATGGGCAGCGCCGGCATTACCAACCAAGACACGCCAGAAACAATCCGCACAAAAGCCGACTTGTTGACTCGCCGGGCTCAGTTTGACCGTCGTGTAGCCAAGGCGTTTAAAGACTCGAAGATGACCGCCGACGATTTTATTGACTCGGACAAGTACAATGAGATGCGCGATAAGTACAACGTGGACCTCTCAGAACTTGCAACTGGCAGCAAGATTCTTGTTGCTCCACCAGCAGTAAAACCTCCCTCGGGTCCAGCCGCGCCAAGCCCCGGGTTTGTTCGAGGTCCAGATGGCGTAATCCGTCGCAAGAAAGCAGGCGAATAACATGGCCAACAAAAACGTTGAGCAGTTTGTTGCAACCTACGGTCCTGTTGCGCAACAGGTCAGCAAGGAGATCAACGTTGACCCCAACGTACTGCTTGGCCAGTGGGGGTCAGAGAGCCGCTGGGGTCAGACCAATATGGCCAAGAAGCACCACAACCTTGGCGGCATCAAAGACTTCAGCGGACAAGGTTTTGAGGCCAAGGACAATAAGACCGGCTCGTTGGACAAGTACCTCAAGTTTGAGGACCCAGAGGTCTTTGGCATGTACTACGCTGACCTGATCAAGCGTAACTTCCCCAATGCCGTCAACACAGGTCCGGACGTTGGTGCGTTCACTCGCGGCTTGGCCAGTGGAAAAAACGGATCGTATTTTGAAGTCACCCCGGAAGAATACCAAACGTCATTGACCAACGCCCAATCTGCAATTTCTCAAGACAAGCAGTTGCCCTTTGAGCCAACAGTCACCTCGCAACCCAAGGCGGAGACCGACATGGTTACCGCGCCAGCTCCGCCCCCGCCACCTCCTGCCCCCCCACAAAGCGACAAGTCAGGTGCAAAGCCCGGGGAGCGCTTCCTCGGAGCCGCCATTGGTACTGGTGTGGGTACAGTGGCCACTGGACTACAAGGATTCGGTGACCAAAGGACGGCTGTTGCTGTAAAACGGGCAGGGCTTGAGGAGGCCGCCCGGATTGCCGCACAACGTGCCGCTGCAACTCCCGCTATCCCGCCGGGATCCCCGGGATCCCCGGGATCCCCGGGAGTTCAGGGACAAGGCGTTATGCGCCAGCCTATACCATCAAACGGACCAGACGCCGGGCGCTTGGCCGCCGGGCAGACCGGCACGATGCCGTACAACTACGCCAAAGCAGCGGGGTTGACCGACATTGAGGCCCTTCGGGCGCTGGACATGACCAAGCAGACTGGCGGCGTCCACGACCTGACCACGCAACGCCGAGAAGGTTTGAACGCTGTTAAGAATATGTTCCCCGGCGAAAAGTACGTGGAGAATCCACGGTTTGGTGGTTTGTTGACGCCCGATGCAGGCGGCGGTGGTGGACCTCGCGCCAGCTTTAAGTATCAAGGTCCGTCAGAGCTGCCTCCGGGCCAGCTTGCCGGCCCTGCCGCGCCTCCACCTGCCGGAACCTTAGTCCAGTTGCCAAAGGCAGTGCCGGTACCAACAACCCCGCCTCCGCCCTCTATGGGCGCAAAGGTGATGTCCGGGCTTGAAACCGTCACGGACCTTTTTAAAGGGATGTTGCGTCCCGTGGCAAGTGCGGTTGGAACGGTTGGCAAGTACGCTTTACCCCCGCTGGCCGGGCTCTCTGCCGGGCTAGATGCAGCCGAGTTGGCCAACGAGTACGGCAAAAAGGAAAACCAGCGCGACTACACCAAGATGGCGCTCAAGGGCGCAAGCATTGTTGGTGGCGGTCTGTCCATGTTCCCGCCCACTGCGGCTGTTGGAATTCCCTTGTCACTTGGGGCAACTGCCGCCCAAGCTTATCGAGATGACCCGGAGTATTACAAGCAAAAAATGAAGGAGTACACCGGGTACTCCCCCTAATTTGAGCGGCTCTCCCCGCTTAGATTGCCGTGGCTTTTCAGTTGCCTGCGGTATCTTTAATGCCCCCTCCCACCGCTGGAGGGGGCCTTTTTAGGGACGCTGGTTCTGTAGAGCGCTGGCCACTTCTCGGTTCATGTGAGCCACGATCGTGACGCAGCGCTTGTGCTCCTCGGCCGCGATCAGGGGGCGCAGTACGGCCTCCAGCTTTTCGGCAAACTGCACGATGTCTACCTCGTCAGCAATCAGCGGGTTCTTACGCTTCTCGTCGCTGTAAAAAAATATCTGTTTGACCAGCTCTTCACTCAGGTGTGATTTCATTTTTATCTCAAGTATGTTGATTTTTCAGTTGCCAAAATTTAAGCAGCGAGCAGAACATCTCCCAACCTCGTTGTAGATCCGCCTCCTCCCACTGCTTGATGACTACGAGCCCCGGGACGCTGCGCGAGACAAACACGTTTGAACACCGAGCTTTGGGCATGCCAAGACCAACGCGGTAGGCCGCCAACTGCATCAGGTGGTCGTCGTAGGCGTCAACCTTGTCGGGGTCCGTGAACTCCTTAGTCTTGACGTCGGCCACGATCCCGTCCCCTTCGGTGCTGTGCAGGTCGCACTTTCCGCCAAAACCGTGACTGTGGCCAAAAGCTCTTTCAGCAATCCAGCCCTGATGCCCATAGAGGGCGTCTAAAGCGGCCACAGTGCCCTTAACGTGGGCCTCGTGACGGGTAATCACCTCACCCTCGTAAAAACCCTGTATAGAGGCGTGTATGTCCGTCCCGGCGTCCGCAGCCGATCGCCCCTGCTCCTTGCTGTCTGACATGATCCGGTCAATGTAGTCCTCCTCCGGCTCCTCCTCCCGGCGCGGCAGGGTCAGCGCAGCCAGCAGCACCTGCTTCTGGAGCCACTGGATGAGCGCAGGCTTGGCCATCACGTTCAGGACCGTGGTCACGCTGGGCACAAGGTTCTCTGTCCGAGCGTCTCGGAGCGTGGTGTTGCGCTCCTTGCCGTTCTTACCCATCACCGTGTACCGGGGCACCCCGTCGCGGGTGTACCAGTGGTTGCTTTCGCTGGCACGAGGTTCTTTCGCTGTAATATTCATTTGGTTTCTTCAGTGTTTAAAAAAGACTTTGTTGCCCTGAGCTAAATGGAACTTGTTCATTGCCAAAAATATTGCTGCGCCATAGAGTCACTGACGGCATATGGTTGTGAGAATGCATCGGTTCAACTTTAGATATTGGAGAAGTCCAGCCTATTTGTTGCATGGCCCTAGCGCCACTGACCCATGTGTTGTGGTGCAAAGTATTTGGCAATCTCAGCCCATTTAATTCAGCTTGTGCCCTGAACTCATCACCCATAACAACCGAGCGCATTGACAAGAAATTTTGCATAATTTCTAAATATTTTTCAACAAAAATAGGTTCTGCTTGGTAAGCCTTACACCAACATTTGTCAGCCAAAATTAACGCTTGTTTCATGCGCTCGTTCATATCAATCACCAGCGCGAGGTTCTTTCGCTGTGATGGTCATTTTTTTCTTGCGACCAACATCATGTCAGCAATCATGTAAGCCTCTTTAGCTAAAAACTCTGTGTGAACAAATAAAGTTCCGCTGTCACCTTCTTCATTGCCCATTTCATAACCATCTTCATCAACGAATTCTTCTGCTTTTTCCATTGACATTAATCCCAACATAGCTTTGGCCGCAAAGTAGTCGCGCAAGGTCATGCCTAAGTATTGTGTTCCTACGGGGAACGCTGGGTTTCCGTTATCTGTTGTCATATTGCTCTCCATACTCGTTGAAAACGGCCAGTCTGGCCAACGGTTTCTTGCTCAGTGGGCTCTGCAAAACCTGCCTTTTGCAGGTCAGGGAGACGTCGCCAGATCTGGTCCGGGCGCAACCTAAGTCGGGTTGCAAGATCCTCAAAGGTACCCTCGCCCCTCTTAAGTTCGCGGTAGATCTTGGCGCAAAGGTTGTCAGCGAATTCATCGACTCGAAGTGCAGCCTTCTTTGAGGTGCTTGGATCTTCAAGTCGTGCTAGCTTGCGTGGTTCTGTGTACATGTTATTTCCCTGTTCTAGCTAAAACGGAATATCATCATCCATGTCGTCAAACCCGCTTAACGGCCTGTCAGGGGCGGGCTGCGGAGCAGGGCTTCGAGCACGCCACTCAGGGGATGACGTAATCTTCTCTTTCAAACCGTTGCTAAAGGTCTCGAACAGCTCCATGTCAGGGTTTGAGATGACGAACATGGCCAGCTTGTTGAATCCTTCCGGTAGCCCGGCCTTTTTGATTGACACGGGAACCGGGTTGATGGAGACGATGTTGGTGTACTCCTTGCCGTTCCCGCCCAGCGCCTTGGACGCGGTGATCATGGCCCACGCACCCAGCACGTTTTTCAGCTCAAAGCCCCTTAGCTCCTCCGGCGTAAAGTCACGACCGCGCCAAGCCTGTAAGTCCTTGCGCATTGTTGCCTTCTCGGCCAACGACAGGGTAAAGTTCTTGCTGATGCTCATGGGCTCGCCCTTGGCCGTCACCAGTGGTTTGCCGTTGTCGTCCTCACCGTGGACCTCAAACTGAAGCATCACCTTCTGGAGGTGCCTAGTTTTCCCATCATACGTAGACGTCTGGGTTCCCACGTCCACAATTCGGTAGCACCGTGCAAGATGCATCCCGGGTGTTACGGGGGTAAAGCTACCGCCGCCGCTGTCTCTCGCTGTTAAGCTCATTTATCGCTCCTAGGTTTAAAAATAGACGCATTAGGCACGCCGCACTCTGTGCAGATCATGTCCCAGTCGTCTTGGGTAGCAACGCCATCAACGGCCCGGCGAAGGGCTGTCTCAAGCATTTGCGTTCGTTCGAGCATCAGCTCGTAAAGTTCATCCATGGTCAATTCTTGACCGTCAGGTAGGCCAAGCCGATCAAAACAAACAACAGGATCCCGCACCCGGGACCAAGAAAAAACCGCAAAATCGCTGTTAAGATGGTTCGCATCGTTCGCTTTCAAGTTAAAGTGAAGCTACTGTATCAAGTTTAATTTAAAAATACAACCCCCTTGCAAAATATTTTTTTATTGTGTATGATGCACTTAAACACAGGAGATCCAATGACGTTGACTGAATTTTTCCTTGCAAAACCCCGAGGGGCGAAGGCTGAGATGGCCAGAAAGCTTGGGGTGAGCAAGACGTGGATGAGCCTTGTGATCAGCGGTAAGCACCTTGCCAGCCCCGAGTTGAGTGTGGCCATTGAGCGGTACACCAAGGGTCAAGTGACGCGCAAGATCCTCCGGCCGGACATCTTCGGAGCCCTGAAGTGATTTGGTACAAGTTTCACATCGGTGACTACCTTGCCGAGACAGCGCACCTTGCGGATGCCGAGGACTTAGCCTACCGCCGCCTGCTGGACTGGTACTACATCAGCGAGCAGCCACTGCCGCTTGACCTTGCAGCCGTAGTGCGACGGGTTCGGCTGGATGAGGACGTT